ACAGCGTGACTTTTGCCGCTGGGATGGCTTGGTGTTCGGATCGGCTTGTCATAGCCGTCAAACGTATGGCCGCCGCGCTTGATACTCACTTCGTCTTTGGTGCTGCTTTCAATTGTGATCGACGCTTAAGGACTGGGTTGCCTGTCGATTCTGATTTGAGTTTGATCACTGGATCGTCAGCCGTGCCAACCCTAACGATGTTGCCGCCTCGAGGCCCTTTGATCGCTGCCCTGGCCCTGGCGAGACTCGATCAGGTCAAACATCCGAATTTCGGAGGTTTGAGCCAGGGCATCCAGATAGGTCTGGCTTCATTTTTTGCCGCCCTTTTTGCTGCCTTTTTTAGTGCCCTTCTTCATGCCTGCTGAGTATTTCATCTGGATGGCTTTCGCTGTTTTGATTCTAGGGCTGCCCGTACCTTTCCTTGAGCTGCTTCAACGTCAACTCTGAACCATCATTCGCGACAAACTTACGGATTGCATCCTCTGGCCCGTATTTCTTCACCAGCTTGTTCCAATAAGGGATCCTGCTAGGCCCTAAAACGTCGCGTTTCACGTTATCGCCCTGCTCCTGCAGCCATTCCCCATAAGACTGATTCGCTGGCACCGTCCGCGTCTTTGCTGCTTTGCTCATCGGCCCTGAGATGATGCCCGGCCTGCGTATAGCGCTAGGTGGTGGCTCAGGCATCCCAAGCGCTGCATAATCGATCTCTGGCACGGTCGCCGATCTGCAGCCGAAATGAAGCGGAGGCGTCGGGCCCTTGCCGTATTCAAACACTTGCTGATCCAATGCTCTGCAACGCGCAGATGTGCGTGAATCCAGCGTCGCAACGTATTTGTATTTCTCAGTGATCTCAGCATTTGCCTTGTAGGTGGCTTGGCTGATCGCATTTGCCACCTGATTAACGCTCGTCCTCACCAGCGTGTTCACCTGATGATTTGCCACTGCTGTGAGCTGCCCCCCTGCTTGCGCTAGTTGCCGAACTGATAGCGGCCCAAAATCAGCAAATTTCAAACGGCCCTTTAGGCGTTTCGCCATCTGCGGCCCTGAGTCGCCCGCTAGGAATCCAGACTGCACGGTTTTCGTAAACAGCTCAGCTTGAGATTCAGCGATTCCCCTGAATGCTTTCGATACGGTTGAGCCATTCGGCAACGTGATCTGAGCGCCCTGCGTTGCTGTCAGCCTGAATGTTGCCGGTGATGGCCCTACGGCTTCCAGCAGGTCATCAGACAGAACATTCAGGCCGATCTCGATTGGATCTGTCATTACGACAGCGCGAGCAAAAGCCGGATCGATCTGCAGCGCTCTCACCTGATCAGCTAGCCGCTCTGGCACCATCTCCAGCAGCTGCGTCCTGATGAACTGCTCCTCAAATACGGCCAGGTCCTGCAGCTCACCTGCCAGCAGTGCGGAGCTTTCGCCAGCCCAGTTGTCGAGGCTTGCCCGTAGCTGCCGAACGATCTCCCTAAGACGTGTCTGACGGTCAAAGGCTCGCTCATCTTCGACCAGGGTCTGCAGCTCCGCGACAGCCTGCAGAATCAATCGGTTGTAAGCAATCGCAATCTGTTTGGCCTCAGCATTGCTGAACCTGTTCAGATCGACGGCATGACGATAGAACTCAGACGGGGTGCTCATTCCTGCAGGCCACCAGCAGCCGTTGCCTCCAGCTCTTCTTCGAGGTCGAACGAATCACCAAGCACTTCCCCGGCCTCTAGCTGGGTCAACATCGTCGATTGAGTGATGGTGCCGGCCAGGTAGAGCTCAAGCAACGCTTTGATCTCGCCAGGGTCCATGCGAGCGCCCATAAAGTCCCTGTTGATCAATGCGCTGCCGGGTGATGCGTCGTTTAGATAATCAGCATGAAACCGCAGGCAATTGTCGATCATGTCCTGCATATTTTGGGCGATCACCATCATCGTGGAATCGCCTTGACTGCGGTCGATGCGTTTCGACTCGGCTGTTTCGGCTGAAAGCTTTTGGCCCAGCACACTGGCCAGACCTAGCTCATTGATCTGCTTTTCGATCTGATCCAGCCGCTGAAACAATGCGTTGAAGCTTGCCCCACCCGGCTCGATGTATTGGGCTGATGCGCCCTCAGGTAGCGCCATCGCTTCATTAGGGCCCGCCGTGATCTCTTCTGCTGATTGCGGGAATCCAAAAATTGCCAGCATTGGAACTGCCGCAACATGCAAGATGTTGTCTAAATCTGATTGAACTTGATACGCCTTGATGTTTAATTCACCAATGTCTTCCATCGGTGGCTTTGATTGTAGATAATTCACGCGGTTGCTGTATGCAACTGAAAACGGTATTTCGTTTAAGCTTGTTGTGCCTTCCTCGAATAATGTGTAATCCTTTTTGTCATCTTGCCTGAAGATTTCATAATTGCCTGGCGTCAATACTCTGACTTGGTTGACTGTTTTTTCGCCGTATTCTCCATCAGGCTCGGTTACCTGTTCTTTTAGCCTGAGCTGAACAAGCCGAGGCTTGCCATCTTGCGTTTCAGTGCGCCAGCCCAAAATGTCCCTTGGCGTGTAGCTGCACCAATAGGGCCTGCCGTTGCCATCTGTTGGCGCATCAACCAAAACGCCCACATGGCCATAGCGGATCGCCTTACGGGCTGTTTCATACACCCAGGTGTTCAGGTCATTGCCTTGCCGGTCAACATCAAATAAGTCCTCACGAATGCCATCACTGATGTCGTTCAGCTTTACCGGCTTCCGGGTGAGCATCCCAGCCAGTAGCCGCTCAAGCCTGACGTAATACGGTTGCAGCGTGCTGCGCAGCAATCTGTTCTGATAGGCATCATCTTGCTCACGCGGTTCCTGCGGCAGGTACTTACGCCCCTCTTTCCTGATGCCATAGGTGCCCGTCAGCAGGCATTCGATCAGCTCCCAGTGTGGCTCCTGATCGATCCATGCTTGATTCGGGTCGTAGACATTTACGACCTTTGAGGTTTTAGTTCTATTCCTTGCCGTTGATTGATAGCCCAATGCTGCAGCCGCCTTTTGCTAACAGTTTAAGCCGGCTGATCTTTGATAATTTTGGCGCGGCCATTCGCATCAACTTGAATCAGCTGATGCTTTCGCGGTTCACCGTGTTTTGGCTGCAGCAAACGGCCCACAGCGGTTACGACAGGCCGGGTCATGCTGTTGCCTCTTCACCGTCTTCAGTCAGCAGCTCAGCCACTGCAAGCCCGGCGATGATGTCGTTTTTGGCTAGTTCCAAAGCGCCTACAAGCTCAATCACGCTGAGCCCTTCAGTTTCTGCGATCAGGTCGTCGAGGGCGTTCAGAAATTCTTCCATGATGCTGGGGATGGGTTCGGCCCTAACTTAGCAAGAGGCATCAAAAGAGCCATGGACGATCTGGACGTAAGCGCCACCGCAGACGATTGCGTGAGGGTGTGCCTGACTCAAGATGGGCTTACCAGCTGTTGCAACGTGTCGTCAATGCACCTGGTGGAATCGCACCGTAAGCAGCTGCAGCGAGCGAATGCAAGGAAAGCAGCGGATGCGTATAGGCATTAAAAAGCCCCAGCGGCCCGACTCGCTGAGGCTTTGAACCCACTTGGCAGTGAAACCTGAGAACCCCTTAACTCAGGCAACGTGCTGAGCGTAGCAGGTCAGCTCCTACGGCGCTTTGGCTTCCGGCGTTTGGCGGCATTAGCAACGGCCTTCTGCACCGATTCATTGACGCTAATTGATTTGCCCTTCTTTAGCGCAGCTGTAGAAGGCTTGAGAATGAACTGCCTTGACCTTTCGTAAGTCCTTACGAAATTCGCGTTACGTCTGCCAGGTAGCGCCTTGCGTCCACGTTGTGCATCCATCCTCGCCACGATCCGACCAGCTTTTGCCTCGCTGATCTTGCCCACAGCTCCACGGCGCCTCGCTGGCTTCGCTGCGGCTGGCTTGCCGGTAGCCCGTGCGCTATTGGCCGTTACGCTTTTTTTTTGGCGCGTGCTGCCGTGAGCTTCTCGCCTCTCTTGATTCGAGCCTTTAAGACATCAGGGTTTTGCGTTCGTGTTAGCCGTGAAGTTGTCTTATACGAAGCGCTGATCTTTCCGCTGTAAATATCACGAGCACGCTTTGCAACAGATGCGGTGCGTGATTGTTTGGCGCTACCAAACCCGTCACCCTTGGCTGCATAGGCTCTCCTTTCGTTGCCGTAAGCCCTCTGGATGCGTGCAAACTCCCTTGCTTTTTGCTTGCTGCGTGGGGCTTCCGCACCTGCCTTCGGCGCTGAAGTGGACCGCCGGCGCTGCATGTTTTTGACTTTGGCTGATGCGCTATTTGCCATCCGCCGTTCCTTAGCGTCTGCGCCTCTCAGGTCTGCATTCCTCATTCGAGCGTCGCCGCTGGCACGCTTGTAAGCAGCTTTTGCCTTATTGGCTGGTGCCTTGCTGGTTCGTGCGGCTGTCGGCTTAGATCGTGCTGTCGGCTTCGCTGCGCCAGGATCCCGCTTGATTTTCCCCTTGATGGCCCCTGCAGGCTTGCCGCCGGTCTTTGCTTTTACCGTTTGAGTTGCCCGTTTTTTCCCGCTTTTAGTTTTCAGTCTGCCGCCCCGAGCAGTGGCGCCAGTCGTAGCAAAACGCCCAATCGAATCACGAACGTACTTCCTGCCAGATCTGCCGCCTCGCTTAGCCATTGCCCAATGTTTCGTTAATACAGTCTAATGCCGGTGCCACGGCCAGCCCTGCGGTGCAGCGGGTTCAGCTCACGCCAGACCAGATAGCCGGCAGCGTCATTCATATGATCATGCCCAGATTCTTTGTCAGGCTCCTGCCGCTCGTTATATGCCTGCAGCTCGAGGCATTCGATCAGCTTTTTACATCGGGGGTTGATCTGGATCCTGATCTCCCCTTTCCCGTTTTCCAAAGCACCTTGCATAGCAGAAACCCGATCAGCCACCCTCGGATTTGCTTTAGGTGATTGGTTGCTGATGCCATAGCCGGCCAGGATCTCCAGATCTGTCTTAGTTGCATTTGTCGAGCGGTTGCCACCTGAGGCATCGGGGTAGCCGTAGAGCCTTCGGCCTGGATAGCGAGCGCAGATCTCCTGTGCCAAGGCGTCAGTGTCATGGGCGCCGCTGATCTCATCGATGAAATGCAGCGCATTG